TGGTTGAAACAGTTCGATTGGAGCAAGTCAATCGCTGTGGCGCATAACGCTATGTTCGACGGTGCGATCCTTACATGGTGTTTTGATATTCGCCCGAAAGCTTGGGTTGATACGTTGTCTATGGCTAGGGCGCTACACGGCACTGAAGTAGGAGGTAGCCTTGCCAAGCTCGCCGAGTATTACAAGCTAGGAGTGAAAGGGGAAGAAGTCATTGCTGCCAAGGGGTTGCACAGGTTGGACTTCCCGCCTGAGCAGCTAGCCCGGTACGGAGAGTATTGCTGTAACGACGTTGCACTTACGTACAAGTTGTTCAAGGCTATGGGGGAAGAGTTCCCAGCTATAGAGTTCAAGCTGATCGACCTCACCATCAAGATGTACTCGGACCCCGTGCTTCGTTTGAGTTCAGACTTCCTACGGCACCACATAGCGAAGCTGGCTCAAAGAAGAAAAGAACTGTTGGAGAACTTCGACGAAGATACGTTGATGAGCAACCCACAGTTCGCCGACGTGCTCAGAAGCTTTGGGATTGAGCCGCCGATGAAGGTTAGTCCTACGACGGGTAAGCAGACTTATGCGTTCGCTAAGACGGACGAAGGGTTTAAGGAGTTGTTGGAGCATCCCAACCCTGATGTGCAGAACCTTGTGGCTGCGAGGTTAGGAGCTAAATCTACGCTGGAGCACACGCGCACGCAGCGTTTCCTTGAGATCGCAGAGCGAACCAGAGACAGCACACTGCCGGTGCCTTTGCGCTACTACGCGGCGCACACTGGCCGTTGGGGCGGGGACGATAAGCTTAACCTGCAGAACCTTCCCCGGACATCTCCTCTCAAGTCGGCGATCAAAGCGCCCCCCGGCTATGTGATTATCGACTCTGACTCTTCGCAGATAGAAGCACGGACGCTTGCGTGGTTGGCGGGGCAGGATGATTTGGTGGATGCGTTTGAGAAAAAGCAGGACGTATACAAGATCATGGCCGCAGCCATCTATCACAAGCCAATCGAAAAGATCTCGAAAGAGGAACGGTTTGTAGGTAAGACTACGATCCTAGGTGCAGGCTACGGCATGGGGCCTAAGAAGTTTCAGGCGCAGCTTAAGAACTTTGGGGTACAAGTTGAGTTGGAGGAGGCCGAGCGCATCATCCGTACCTACAGAGAACAGTACCCCCGGATAGTGAACCTTTGGAAGGTGGCGCACGAGTTCGTGCTTAGAGCTATTCTGAATGACCAGTGGGTAGCGTTTGGTAGGAACGAAGTCCTTAGCGTAGACGGGGCGCTTGGTATCCACTTGCCTAACGGGCTGCGTATTAAGTACCCTAACTTACGGAAAGAGTTGGCGAACGTAGACCCACGAGACGAACCACACGTTTTCCAGATTGTCTACGACACCAAGCGAGGTAAGCAGACACTAACCACCAAGATCTACGGTGGCAAGGTTGTTGAGAACGTGTGCCAAGCGCTGGCTAGGATCATCATTGGCGAGCAGATGCTAAAGATCGCCAAAAAGTATAGAGTTGTGATGACGGTGCATGACGCAATCGCATGTATCGCACCCAAAGAAGAAGCGGAGACAGCTAAGGAATACGTAGAGCTGTGTATGAGGCTCAGACCCAACTGGGCGCTCGCGCTACCCCTAGATTGTGAAGCTGGCTATGGAGAAAGCTATGGCGACTGTTGATAACCAACTTGTGGATTACGCGTACCCAATGATGCTGGCGCAGAAAGCGCTTAAGGATGCGCACGAAGCGGTATTGGAAAAAGATTTTCGTGCCGCAATTGACCGCGCTTATGACGCTATTGCCGAGACTAAACTCATGCTGAACGCACTCAAAGAGATGCAGGAGCTTTACCGGTGAAGCCTCTTGTCTGGTCGTTCAGCAGCCTCAAGACTTTTGAGCAGTGCCCTCGAAAGTATTACCACACCAAGATACGCAAAGACATAGTAGAGAGGGACACTGAGGCAACGCTGTACGGCAAAGACGTACATTCTGCTGCCGAGAACTACATCAAGGAAGACAAGCCTATCCCAGCCAAGTACGGGTACATGCAACCTGTACTAGATCAGTTGAAAGGTTTGGAGGGGGACAAGTACGCGGAGCTGAAGCTTGGGCTGACCAAAGACTTATACCCCTGCGACTTCTCAGCTAAAGACGTATGGTGGCATGGGATCGCCGACATGGTTGTGGTCAACTCGGAAAAGAAGCTGGCGTACTCGGTTGACTTCAAGACCAGCAAGAACGCACGGTACGCAGATACGAAACAGCTAGACCTAGTAGCCGTCGGCTTGTTTAAGAAGTTCCCTGAGATCCAGCGGGTAAAGTCTGCGCTTATCTTCGTGGTGAGCAACGATCTGGTTCGTGCCGAGCATGTCGTAGAGGACGTGCCGAAGTACATAGAAAAGCCAGCCCAGACCGTTGCCCGTATAGAAGCAGCAATAAGTAATAACGTGTGGAACCCAGTGCAAGGGCCGTTGTGTAAGTTCTGCCCAGTGCATGAATGCGAGTTTAATAGGAGCTAAACATGCCTTACGTGAACAAACCACGCCCGTACGCCAAAGAGTACGAGCAGTATGACGGTACCCCTAGCGTTAAGAAAAAACGCGCTGCGCGTAATAAGGCACGGCGTATGATGGAGCAAGAGGGGCGGGTAAAGAAAGGCGACGGCAAGGACGTTGACCACAAGCAAGCCCTGAGCAAAGGCGGCGCAACTACACGTAGCAACCTACGGGTAAAGAGCGCATCTTCCAACCGGTCGTACGCAAGGAACAGCGACCACACACCAAAGTGAGTACCCATGACATTAGATGAATATCAGTGGCCTGCGCCACTGGGAATGAAACCGTTCGCGCATCAGAAGATAACGTCAGAGTTTTTAATAGGGAACCGAAAAGCCTTCTGCTTCAACGAGCAAGGCACAGGTAAAACGGCTGCGGTGATATGGGCAACAGACTATCTGATGTCCATCGGGGCGATTAAACGTGTGTTGGTCATTTGCCCTCTGTCTATCATGCGAGCCGCATGGCAACAGGATTTGTTTCAGTTCGCCATCCACAGAACTATATCCGTAGCGCATCACGCAAACCCAGATACCCGCAAGAAGCTCATCAACAACGGTGCGGAGTATGTGATCATCAACTTTGACGGCGTAGAGATCGTCAAGAACGAGATCATCAAAGGCGGGTTTGATCTTGTGGTGGTTGATGAAGCCTCTGCGTACAAGAACGCACAGACTACACGCTGGAAATGTTTGCGCGACGTGATGCGCCACATTAAGGGTTTGTGGATGCTGACGGGGACACCCGCAGCGCAGTCTCCTCTGGATGCGTACGGACTGGCAAAGATGGTGAACCCGAAGAACGTACCGCCGTTCTTTGGTCAGTACCGCGACACAGTGATGACCAAGGTGAGCATGTATCGGTGGGTGCCCCGCCCCGGTTCGGATCAAATAGTTTTTAACGCACTACAACCTGCTATCCGGTTTGAGAAAGCTCAGTGCCTTGACTTGCCGCCTGTGACGTTTCTCTATCGAGAGGCACCGATGACTAAACAACAGCAGGCGTACTACGATCAGCTAAAGAAAGACCAGCTTATCGTGGCAGCGGGGGAAGAAGTGTCTGCCGTCAACGCAGCCGCGCAGCTCAACAAACTTGTGCAGATTGCATGTGGGTCGGTCTATACAGACAAAGGAGACGTAGTTGACTTTGATGTCTCTCCACGTCTTGCTGTGGTCAAGGAGATCATAGAGGAGACCAAACAGAAGGTGTTGATCTTCGTGCCGTACACGCACACCATCAACCTGTTGGAGAGGTACTTAGCCAAGGCCAACATCATGGCGGAGGTCATAAGCGGTGACGTATCTGTCAACAAGCGGACCGACATCGTTAACCGTTTTCAGAACCAACCCACTACCAAAGTTCTTATCATCCAGCCTCAAGCCGCGTCACACGGTCTCACGCTGACCGCAGCCGACACCATCATCTGGTATGCGCCGATCACAAGCGTAGAGACATACCTGCAAGCCAATGCTAGGATAGATCGACCGGGGCAGAAGCATCCCATGACAATCGTACACGTGAAGGGCAGCTCTGCTGAGCAGCGGCTATACATGTTGCTGCAGGGGGGCGTGGACCATCACACCAAAATCGTGGACCTGTACCGCGAAGAACTGACTACCCCTTGACACTGTAAAGTGTTGTGGTAGTATTGCCATCCCAACTGAAGGAGATCATAAAAATGTCAGACCCGCCTAGTGGGGGTGTAGCCCCCGCTTTCGATAAGCTCGCCGAGGCGTTCATCAAGATACGCGATGCCAGAAGCAAGCTCAAAGCTCAGTACGAAGCAGAAGACAAGGTGCTAGCCGATCAGGCTACGTTGCTTGAGACTTCTATGCTTGATGCCTGTAAGCAGTCGGGTATCGACAGCGTTCGTACCCCCTATGGGACGATCATTCGTTCGGTGAAGTCACGCTACTGGACGAATAATTGGGATTCGATGTATCGGTTCATCAAAGAACACGATGCGTTCGCCCTGCTAGAGAAGCGGCTCCATCAGACCAACATGAAGGAGTTTCTCTCAGAGAATCCAGAAGTTCAGCCCGTTGGGCTCAATGTGGAAAATGAGTACACCGTAGTCGTTAGACGTTCAAAAGGAAACCCAAATGAGTAACCAAGTAGCTGTTATTGATCAGAACCTCCCCGACTTTCTTCAGGCTGCTGGCGTCAGTGCGCTGACTAAACAGCTTGCAGGTAAGACCGGAGTGGCACGTATCGTCCCCAAGAACGGCATCTTTCGTAAGGTTGTCGGCGGCGAGGAGATGGGCAAAGCCAAAGGCCCGCTTCACGCTATCGTGGTGAACGCTTCCCCCCACGTAGGGCGTATCTTCTACGCTAAGGCGTGGACTCCTGATGCCGAGCCGACTGCGCCGGATTGCTTCTCAAACGACGGTCGTGCGCCTGTTGCCGGTGCTGCCAACCCGCAGTCTGACCGGTGTGATAGCTGCCCGCAGAACATCAAGGGCTCGGGTCAGGGCCAGTCCAAAGCTTGCCGCTACTCGCGTAGGCTGGCGGTCTTGCTAGAGGAAGATTTTGGTACCGCACTTGAAGGTCGTGTCTACCAGATGAACCTTGCGTCCAAGTCCTTGTTTGGTGACAGCCCGTCGGATAAGCTGCACCCGTTCGACAACTACTGCAAGTTCCTCGCCAACAACGGCAAGAGCATCGACCATCTGATCACCACGATCAGCTTTAACGAAGACAACGACAACCAATCGGTGTTGTTCTCG